CGGAACCTCAAGTGCTTCCCCGAACTGCACAAGCGGCTCATTGACCAAGGCCAGTCCCTACGGGCGACCGCGAAGTGGTTGCGCGAGGAGCAGGGGGTGCTGACCGAGATGTCCAACGAGGCGCTGGTCAAGGCGTTGCAAGACTACCGAGCGTCTGTTCCGGCAGCGCAGCGGGCCAAGCCCATGAACGTGGTGGTCGAGCGTGCAGCCGAGGAAATCTCTAAGGGGATGGACGAACTGAAGGAGATGGAGCGGCTCTACGAGATGCAGATGGCCCGCATCGAGATCGACTTCCAGACCGAGAAGAACATCAAGAAGCTGCTGCCGACCATGACACAGGAGATCCGAACGGCACGGGAGATCCTGTCCGCATCCGCCCAACTGAAGATGGACTTGGGCCTCAACGAGCGGCATCTGGGCAAGGTGGACGTAGAGACCACCCTGCTGTCTGACGTAGCCGAGAAGTACGCCGACAGTCCGGCGGTGGCAAAGGTGCTGGACGACGGCGAGAGCCGCCGGAAGGTGCTGGGGCTGGCCGAGCGCCTGCTGGCGATTGCTGACCGCGCCGAGCGACACCCCGAGGTGGCCGACCAACTGGATGCGCTGGCAGAAGGCTCTGGAGAAGGTGAAAGCGAGGCTGTCTGATGCTGGTTGAGAAGAACGGGCGTACATTCAGCGTCCGCACGACGGCAGAACTCGACGCGGCCCTCAAGAAAGACCTCGCCACGCTCACCCCCGAGGAGCGGGCTGCGCTGGACATCGTCCTTCAAGAGATCCAGCAGAAGCGCGGAAGCAAGCCTGTCCCGCGTAGACCTGGGCAAGTACCCCAGAACCCTGGGTTGCTCGACGCGCTCACGATGAGCGAGTACACGCACCCGCCCGTGGACGTGAAGACGTTCATCAAAGACCCCTATTTTCTGGGGAACACCTGTGACTCGCTGTACCCGAAGTACCTCGATGACCTCATGGAGTTGTTCAACGGGGGCTACGGCGAGGCGATCCTCACGGGGGCCATCGGTATCGGTAAGAGCTTCTTCTGCTCCATCGGCATCGCCCGCATCCTCTACGAGATTTCCTGTCTGAAAGACCCCCACAAGACCTTCGGCCTCGCCAAGGACACGAACATCACGCTGGCCTGCTTCAGCGTGAACGAGGAACTCGCCACGAAGGTGGTCTTTGAGAACATCAAGACCAAGATCATGGCCTCCCCGTACTTCCAAGAGCACTTCAGCTTTGAGGCGACCAAGAAGGAACTTCGCTTCCCGCACAACGTCTGGGTGGCTCCCCGCGCTACGACCGACACTTCAGCCCTAGGCTTGAACGTCATCGCCGCCTTCATGGACGAAGGTAACTTCCTCCCCAAGACGGGAAAGCACGCCTCCGCAGGCGTCGTTGACCACGCCGACGTGATCTACAGCAGCATGAAGCGGCGTATGAAGAGCCGCTTTGAGCGCAAGGGGAAGCTGCCAGGCATCCTGTTCATCGCCTCGTCCAAGACGACGACCGACGACTTCGTGAGTCGCCGTCTGCGTGAGGCCAAGGACGACCCGAGCATCTTCGTCCGTGACTACGCGCTCTGGGAGATCAAGCCGGACGATTACTACTCAGCGGCCAAGTTCCAAGTGCTGGTGGGTAACGAGTCCGCTCCGAGCAAGATTCTCCTGCCTGGTGAGGCTGAACGGGTCCGCCCGACCCTGCCGGAAGGCACCCTCGTCATCGACGTACCGGAGGACTTCCGGCACGACTTTGAGCGTGACCTTGAAGGCAGCATCAAGGACATCGCTGGATGCAGCGTCGTCTCGGTCAGCCCGTTCATCCAGCGGCGCGAGAAGATCATGGACGCCATCGAGCAGGACAAGCGGATGTACGGCGACAACCGCCACCCCTTCTCGGTGCTGGAGTACGACGCTTCCAAGGGCGGGCAGTTCGTCTGGTCGAAGATGTCGCAGCAAGTCCAAGAGCAGCGCGTGCAGGGGGCATATTCAGCCAGCCAGCGCCCCATCATCGACCCCTACGCGATGCGGCACATCCACATCGACATCGGTCTACGGCGCGACTCGCTGGGCTTCTGCATGGCCCATGTCTCCGGCTACAAGGACGTAGTCCGACGCGGTGAGAGCGGCGAGCATCTGGAGCGAGCGCCCATCTACGTCATCGACCTCATCCTGCGGGTGGTGCCGCCTTCGGGTGACGAGATCATCCTTGGTGACGTTCGCCGCCTCATCTACGAACTGGCGAATCACGGCTACACCATCACCAGCGTCTCGACGGACTCCTTCCAGTCCACGGACATGGTGCAGCAACTGAACTCCAAGGGGTTCAACGCCCGCATCGTGTCTGTCGATACGAGCATGGACCCGTACGAGAACCTCAAGACGGCCCTCTACGAGGACCGCGTGTTCATGTACGAGTACCCCATCCTGCTACAGGAACTGAGGCAGCTTCAGCGCGACTTCCGGCGGAACAAGGTAGACCACCCGCAGCGCGGATCGAAGGACTGCTCCGACGCGATGGCGGGCGCTTTGTGGACGCTGTCGCAGCTTCAGTTTTCCGCTCCAGTACCGATGATTCGCCACTCAGCGTATGCTGGCGATCCGTGGTTGCCGGAACAGTACCAATCGCTGATGGGCGGAAACGACCAAGCCGCACGAAGCGTAGACCCCGAGCAGTACGAGCCGCTGCCCTTCTTCCGTGGTAATGGCCCCTACGGAGGCTCGCGAGGTGGAGGGGGCTGGGGCGGTGGTAACGGTGGCGGTAACGGCGGCGGCTGGAGGTAGGTATGTCTGAGAGGTCAGAACAGCTACGCAAGGAACTGGCCTCCCTCTACGTCGAGCGGATGTTCGGTGACGAGGGCTTGACCCTCACCCGTGCCACCAAGGCCCAGCATGAAGAAGTCGCCAAACTGGTCGAAACGATGCCCCTAGAGCCGGTCCTCATGGAAGTAGGGGTGGTTTTGGCTGGTCTGGTGGGGGACGCCATCCAGCAGCAGGGACTTCGCCCTGCCGACTACTGGCGCGACCCGCTGGTAGAGGCGCTGACAAATCGTCTCGTCAAGGCTATGGCTGACTCCAAGGAGTTCAAGACGAGCTTCCAAACGGTCCTGCGAGGGCGAGGCTAATGGGCGTCACACAGAACATCGTCCAGCGAGTCTCCAAGTTCTTCTCGCAAGACAAGGAGCAGAAGAACCTCCAGCTTTCCAAGGGGGCGACCAACGACCGCTTCGACGGCAGCGCTCTGGAAGTGCTGACGACCCTTGGCTACGACGCTCTAGGGAACTACCTCCGACTGGAGAACGACCTCCTCAACCGCTTTGCGGACTACGAGGAGATGGACGACTACGGCGAGATCAACTCCGCTCTGGACATCATTGCGGACGACGCCACCCAGCCAGACACGACGATCAACCGCACGGTCTGGGTGACCTCCAAGGACAAGACGCTCCAGCAGAACCTAGACGACCTCCTCAACCGGACCCTGCGGTTGGACGAGGAGATCTGGGAGATCGCCCGCACCCTGTCCAAGTACGGCAACGACTACGAGGAGATCATCGCCACGGACCAAGGTGTTCGCGGGCTGAACTACCTCCCGCCTGCCACGGTGCGGCGCATCGAGGGCAAGCGAGGCGACCTTCTCGGCTTCATCCAAGACTTCACGGGGAAGTTCGACTACTCCAACGCCGACTACCAGCAAGTGCTGGCAGCCAAGTTCGGCGGGGCGGCGGACTCCAACGACAACCTCGACATCGACCTCCTCCAGAACCCCATTGCGGCGTTTGAAGGGTGGGAGGTGGCGCACTTCCGTCTGCGCGGCAAGGAGCGCCGTTCGGTCTACGGTCACTCCGTCCTAGAGGGTGCCCGCTGGATCTGGAAGCGGCTCATGCTGCTGGAAGACGCTGCGCTGGTGTACAGGCTCCAGCGTGCGCCGGAACGGTTCGCCTTCTACATCGACACAGGCGACCTCCCGCCCAACGAGTCGCTCGCCTTCGTCAACCGCGTCCGCCAGAACTTCCGCAAGAAGAAGTTCGTGGACCCAGGCAACGGCAAGCTGAACCTCAAGTTCGACACGTTGTCGCCGGACGAAGACTTCTTCATCCCCAGCCGTAAGGGCGTGGACTCGACCCGCATTGAGAACCTCGGCGGTCCTCAATGGCAGGCGATGGACGACATCGAGTACTTCCGCGACAAGATGT